CGACGATCTCGCTAGTGATCCTTCGGTCCTCCCTGATCGAGGCTTTATCGCCCCGACAGGATGGCCAGGTGTCACGGTGCGAGAGTTCGCAGCGCAGCGACTTCTGGAATCATTCCTGAAGAAATGTGTGGACGAGGAATCGCCCACCGCTGAAGCTGAGGCAGTTGCCAAATGGCGTCGATGCGATGACCAATGCAAAGACTGGCAGCCGCTATCTAACGGTTCTACCGACGATTTACTCCTAGGCGAATTCAAACACGCCTGTTGGTGGATTTTTGGTAAGAACTCCCTCGACCTTTCGTGGACGAAAGTTCATGATGTGGGGAGGGTAGGTCCGGGATCAAGCTTGGGAGCCCGCGGTACAGACATGTACTCAAAGCTCTTTAGCTCCGGATTGAGTTCGACGAACGACGTCCTCCACTCGATGTGGAAGCACGAGGTCGCAAAACACCACCTCTGGTTTCTTGCCGATAAAGATCGGTCAGAGGTTCGGTCTCCTTGTGTTGTTGAAGGTTCTCGCCTGTCCTTCGTTCCGAAAACTCGGGACATAAGGCGTTCCATATGTGTTGAGCCCACCCTTAACGGGTACTACCAACTTGGTATTGGCTCACTGCTAGAAGATCAGCTTGCTAAGCGCTTGGGCATAGATATCACTGCCAATAAGGTCAGTGGTCAATGTCAAGCCGATCGCAACAGGGTCATGGCAAAGCTCGGGTCGATTGATGGCTCCTTTGGGACCATTGATTTGGCCTCCGCGTCGGACACGATCGCGTACGGACTCTGCAAATGGGCACTGCCCCCGCAGATAATGTATTTGATCGATCTGACCAGAAGTCCGTTCACCTCATACAGGGGTGAGCAGATTGAGCTGCATATGGTCTCGTCCATGGGAAATGGCTTCACGTTCCCATTGCAGACGGGTTTATTCGCCGCAGTCGTTCACGCTTGCGCGCGCTCGCTCGATCAAGAGCTTACGCGTGCAGATGCAATCGAGCCCAACTGGGGTGTATTCGGCGACGACATTATCGTGCCTTCCAAAGTGTACGGTCGTGTTGTTCGTTTGTTGCACCTCCTAGGGTTTAGTGTGAATCTGGATAAGTCCTTTAACGAG